GTCTCTCTCTCCCCGGACCAGAAAAAACAGATGGCCACACAAGGACCAAACCGCAAAGCAGCCGAGCAGACCATCCGAGCGATGCGCGACGCCGGCATGCTCGAGCAGGTCGACCAGATCAGAATCGTCGCCGTGCAGTCACTCGCAGCCGCCTGCGACGCCCAACCCGACAACGCATCCCTCTGGCGTGAATACCGCGCCGCCGAAGCCGCACTGAGAGACACTACCCATGGTGACACCGACGACTTCACCGCTCTCCTCGCTGACCTGTCAGCCGAGGTGGGCGACAAAACCAACACCCGGAAGAGATAACCGGGGTCACGAGATCGCGGCCCTGTCCGAGAGGCTGGGTCAACCGTTGATGGAGTGGCAGCGGTACGTCGCCGACGTGTCGACCGAGATGGACCCGGACACCGGCCATCCCGCCTACCGTGAGATCGTAGTCACTGTGCCTCGCCAGTCGGGGAAGACGACGCTGGTGTTGTCGTGGGAACTGCAGCGGGCGTTGATGTGGGGCAAGGCGCAGCGGATCGCGTACACGGCGCAGACCGGATTCGATGCCCGTCGGAAACTGTTGGATGATCAGGCTCCGATGCTGTTGGCGTCGCCGTTGGCGGCGGCGGTGGACCGGGTGCAGCGGGCGCAGGGTAACGAGGCTCTGGTGTTCCGCAACGGCTCGAGGATCGATGTGTTGGCGTCGACTGAGACCGCTGGCCACGGCAAAAGCCTCGACGCTGCTTGTATCGACGAGGCGTTTGCCGATACGGATGACCGGCGGGAGGTGGCGATCCTGCCGACGATGGCGACCCGGCGGGATGCACAGATCTTCGTGGTGTCGACGATGGGCACGGAGGCATCAACGTTTCTGAACAGGAAGGTGGCTGCGGGCCGGCAGGCGGTGGAGGCCGGCGAGACCAGTGGGATCGCCTATTTCGAGTGGTCGGCCGAGGCCGATATGGCGATCGACGATCCGGCGACGTGGTGGTCTTGCATGCCGGCGTTGGGGAACACGATCACCTAGGATGTGGTGCGCCATGCGTTGCAGACGATGAGCGAGGGCGAGTTTCGTAGGTCGTGGCTAAACCAGCAGACCCGTTCGGATGAGCGGGTGATCTCGGCGGAGATGTGGCAGTTGGTGCAGGCTCCGTCGGCGGCCCCGGAGGGCGATCTGCGGTTTGCGTTCGATGTCGATCCGGACCGGAGCGCGGCGGCGATCGCGGTGTCGGATTCTGCCGGGCAGGTTGAGGTGGTGGAACATCGTGCTGGGGTCGATTGGTTGGTGGATCGGTTGGTGGAGTTGGTGTCGAAGTGGAACGCGCCGGTGGTGTTGGATGGCTATTCGCCGGCGGGCGGGTTTGGCGATCTGTTGGAGAACCGTGGTGTGAAGGTGGTGCGCTATTCGACTCGAGAGGTGTCTTTTGCGTGTGGCGGTTTTTTCGATGCTGTGGTGGCCCGGTCGATCGCGGTCAGGCCGCATTCTGGTTTAGATCTGGCGATCGAGTCGGTGCGTCGCCGGCAGGTGGGTGATTCGTGGCTTTGGTCGAGAAGTGGGGAGGTTGGCAAATCTCCGCTGTTTGCTGCTACTCTTGCGTTTGATAGGCGTTCGGGAGGCTCTGCTGCCGATATCTGGGTGGCGTATGGATGACTGGCGGTCAGATGGATAAGAAACAGGCAGCGTTGCTGTTGGAGGCCGCCGGGGTGCTGTTAACCACGGTCGGTGTCGCTGTCTGGTCTATCGCTGCCGGGTTTATTGCGGCCGGCCTCGGCGCGATTCTTTTCGGTGTCGCTTTGGAGCGTGACTAGTGTTAGGCAACCTGTTCGCAAAAACTGAGGAGCGGGCGTCGGGCCTGTCGTGGAACGACTACATGCGGCTGTGGGAGAGGTTCTCATTTAACGGCCACCGTTATATCGCTCCGGCGGCCACGGTCGAGGAACTGACCGCCCTACAAGGGCAGGCCAACCCGATCGTCGCGGCTGCGATCCACGCCCGGATGGCTGTGTTCTCCGAGGTGCGGTTCCTGTGGCAGCCGTTCGCCGATGGCCGGCCCGGTGCGCTGTTCGGCAACCAGTCGCTGTCGCTGCTCGAGCAGCCGTGGCCGCACGCCAACACTGGCGACCTGCTGGCACGGATGTTGGTCGACGTCGACATCTACGGCAACTCCTACTGGACCAAGATGGCGAGCCGCAACGGTTCGGAACATCTGATGCGGCTCGATCCGAACCGGGTGGTGGTGCTCACCGCGTCGGTCGACGACCAGACCACCGGCCGCAAATGGGGCGAACATCTGGTCGGTTATTCGGTGCTCGACGAGGACCGCCAAGAAGAAGCAGCATTTTTCCTCCCGGAAGAAGTGTGCCACTTCAAACCTATCCCCGATCCGATGCACCAGTACCGGGGCAGGACATGGCTGTCGACCATCCTGTCTGATGTCACTGCCGACGACGAGTTCTCGACCTACAAGCACAAATTCATGCAGAATGCGGCCACCCCGAATCTGGTGGTGTCGTTCGACCCGTCGATCACCAAAGAGGCATTTGAGACGTTCGCACAGCGGATGGATTCGTCACACCGTGGACTCGACAAAGCGTTCAAAACCCTGTACCTCGGCGGTGGTGCCGATGTGAAGGTGGTCGGCGCGAACTTCGATCAACTGAACCTGCGAGCGGTGCAGGGCGCAGGTGAAACCCGGATCGCAGCAGCAGCCGGCATCCCAGCCTCCTACCTCGGCATCTCTGAAGGTCTCGCCGGGTCGGCCCTCAACGCCGGGAACTACGTTGCCGCCCGCAGACGTTTCGCTGATGGCACTATCCGTCCGTTGTGGCGTGCGGCAGCAGGTGCGTTGCAGACGTTGATCTTGCCGCCCGACCCGTCGGTCCGGCTGTGGTACGACGACCGCGACGTGCCATTCCTGCAGGAAGACGTGCTCGACGCCGCTGAGATCAGGTCGAAAGACTCAAACACCATGCGTGTCCTCGTAGACGGCGGATTCGACCCGCAGTCCGTGGTCGACGCGATCACCACCGGCGACCTCACCCTGTTGCGCCATTCCGGCTCTCTGTCCGTCCAACTGCAGCCGCCCGGCACCTGACATGCCTTATTACATCGAGTCCGACAACCCTGACTGCTCCGGCTGGGCTACAGTGAAGGAGGACGGCGAGGTGATGGGCTGCCACCAGACCAAACAGGAAGCCATCGATCAGATGGTCGCCTTGTCGATCGACGAGGGGATCGACCCCGGCGGCGAAAGAGCAGAATCGCGACAGGTCGACACCAACCCACCCAAATATATCGCCGACGCAGCCGCCCGAGGGCTAGATCTGCGAGCCGAGGGCCATGGCGGCGACGGCCTCACCGATAAAACGATCCGCGAGGCACGTGCGATGGCGAGGGGGGATATCTCGGAGGATAAGATAATCAGAGCAAACGCATGGGGATCACGCCATGCCGTAGACCTAGAAGCACCAAAAAACACGAACCCCGATGCCGACGGCTGGCCCGGTGCCGGCGCAGTGGCCCACTACCTATGGGGAATCGACCCGCTCGACCCCAACCCCGCGAGGGCTTGGTTCGAGCGCAAGGCAGAACAGATCAAAGCGGAACGGGCCAACATGGAAACAGAAACGATCACAAGAGAACGCGAGAGCGTCGTCCGCATGGTCGACTTCCGCGCCGCCAAATCTGCCGACGGCACCACCCTCGAGGGATACGGCGCAGTCTTCAACGAATGGACCAACATCGAAGACGAAATGGGCGTCTACCGTGAGCGTATCGCACCCGGCGCATTCAAGCGAACACTTGGCATGCGCACCCCGATCTTACAGTTCGACCACGGCGCACACCCGCTGATCGGGTCGATCCCGCTCGGCCGGATCACCTCGATCACCGAAGACAGCCATGGCCTCCGAGTCAAAGCACGGCTCTCCGATAACTGGCTCGTCCAACCGGTGCGCGACGCCATCCGCGACGGCGGCATCACCGGCATGTCATTCCGATTTCGAATCCTTGACGAGACATGGGAACGCTCCCGCACAGATGGGATGGAAGAGCGCACCATCCGTGAGGTAGAGTTGTACGAGGTAGGACCAGTAGTGTTTCCAGCGTACGAACAGACCAGTGTGGGCGTCCGGAGCCGGCAGGCTCTCGACGCACTGCAAGATCCCGAGGTGCGGAGCGAGATCGCTCACATCCTCGCTAACGGCACCGACATCCAGTCGCTCGCCTCATCCGACGACCCGGCAGACAGCCACTCGGAGGACCAAGGAACCCCGGAGACGATCCACGTTCCTGTCAGAACCCGCACACAACGCCAAGCCCGCGTGGCATTGGCCCAGATCCCGAAGGGATAGAAATGAACATCGACACCATCGATCAGAAGATCGAAGAGTGCCGGTCCCGGATCGTCGACCTGTCCGAGCGTGATGAAGTCACGCCCGAGGAGGACGCCGAACTCGAGGCCCGCCTCTCCGAGCACGAGACCCTCGTCGAGCAGCGTGCCGCTGCCGTCGCCCGTCAGGAGCGCGTCGCCGCCGCCAAGTCGCACGTCGTTGAGCGTGCCGCCGGCTACGACGCCCCGCAGGTGATGCACCGCACCGAGACCTCGTTCGATGTCTCCACCGCCAGCCGGTCGCAGATCCGTGACGCCGCGCTCGCCCTGCTCGACCGCGAGGGTAAGAACCTCCCGGCCCGCAACGGCGACCACGTTGACATGTTGCTCCGCACCCGCAACGGCAACTGCGACGGCGGCCAGATCGCCAAGCGCATGCTGCTCACCGAGAACGACGCGTACCGCACGGCCTTCATGAAGGGCGTCACGCAGACCGCGCCGACCTTCTCGGCCGACGAGGCCCGCGCCCTCGACGAGTACCGCGCCATGAGCGAGGGCACCGACTCCGCTGGTGGCTTCGGCATCCCGGTCCTCATCGACCCCTCCATCATCCTCACCTCTGGTGCGGCCGCCGCTCCGGTCCTCGACATGGCACGCGTTGTCACGATCACGACCGACGAGTGGAAGGGCGTCTCGAGCGCGGGCATGTCGTGGTCGTACGACTCGGAGGCCGCTGAGGTTTCGGACGACAGCCCGACCCTCGCCCAGCCCACCATCCCGGTGTACACGGCTCGCGGTTTCATCCCCTACTCGATCGAGGTTGGTAGCGATTACCCGGCGTTCGCCGCCGAGATGCGCCGCCTGCTCGATCAGGGTTACACCGACCTCGTGGCCCAGCAGACGATCACCGGCTCCGGCTCCAGCAGCCCCACCGGTATCTTCACCGCCCTCGACGCGAACACCAACGTCGAGGTCGTGGTCGGCACCGACGGAGCGTTCTCCGCTCCCGACGTCCTGAAGGTGTGGAAGTCGCTCCCCGAGCGGTACCGCGCCAACGCCACGTGGGTGATGAACGTCGACGTCGAGAACGAGATCCGCTCGTTCGCCGCCGGAGCCGACTCGGCCTACTACACTGTCGACCTCGCCGCTGGCGGGATCGGCACCCTGTTCGGACGGCCGATCCGGACCACCGACTACGCTCCGGAGTTCACCGGCACCACCGGTGCCGCGAACATCCTCGTCGTTGGTGACTTCAGCAACTTCGTCGTTGCGCAGCGTGCCGGTATGAGTGTCGAACTCATCCCGCACCTGTTCGCCACCGGCAACAACCGCCCGAGCGGGCAGCGCGGCTGGTTCGCGTACGCCCGTCACGGCTTCGATTCGGTCAACGATCTCGGGTTCCGCCTCCTGCAGAACCAGTGATCTAGCCGAAACGGCTACGGCCCACCCGGTGCTGGGTAGTCACCGGGCGGGCCACCTACCCACCCACTGCCCAGAAAAGAGATCTACCCATGGCACACGTGATGGCCAACACCACCTGCACCACCGCCCTGTCCAACGGCGTCCGCGTC